CCAGCGACCACTATGCAACCTATTGCGAATAACATTGATAACCCCTACCTTTTCTTCTAATGAACGAGTATTTACTTCGTGATAAACAGCAGTAGCATAACAGGCTACATCCAATTCTAAATTTGTCATTTCCATATATTACACAGCCTTCTTTAATGGTTTTACTGTTACCACAAAATAAGTAGCAGCGTATAATTCACATATAAATCTAAAGAAAGGAGAATAGACCATGTGGACTAAACCTACTGCTACAGAAATGCGTTTTGGCTTTGAAGTTACAATGTACGTCATGAATAAATAGTTATAAATGATGGGGATGCTCCTAGAAAGGAACATCTCCGTCATCTTCAACATCTGCACCCTTAGCAGATTCTTCTGATTTTGGCTGTGCTTGTTTGCCAAGTGTAAATTTCTTAAATTCACGACCTTGAGCTGTAAGTCTATTACTAATGTTTACATAATAAGGCGTGTTGGGTAAAATATCTTCCGGTGTAATTAACACACCATTATAATCAGCATGCCAATCTTCTACTTTTTTATCATTAGGAAAAAGATTACAAGTGCCTGGTTTAGGTATAAATGATTCTGCCATATATTACTCCTTAGTATAAATTGGTTTACGTTTCCATCTTGTTGGTTCTACATCTGTTTCTACAAACTCCATGAATTCTAACAACAAAGGCTTATACCAGTCAAGCCATTTTTCATCTTTCTTTATTAACTCAACTGTAATGCCATTAGGTGTCCATACACTAAACCATCCTTGATCTCTACCGGTGCAATGTATTTGCATTTGCACTTGGTAATAATAACGATCAGGCATAGTAGGATAAAACTCCATGCTGAAAGGGCATTTAAGCTCTACAGGATCATCATTAAAGTAAGCATCAGCACTAGCACCCATAGGCAAACTATCATGCACTATAAGTTTATTGCCAGGCTCACATATCTCACCCATTTCCTTTTCAAAAGCTGACAAAGCATCTCTTTCATGTAAAGTACCCCATGCAGTAGCTTCATTACCTTCAAAAGGTGGTTCACGCATAGTCATCTGACGCCAGAGCTTTTGTCTTTCATTGACAGAAGCCCAAGCATTAGATGCGGTTACTATGTTATGCCTACGATTATCAGTTAAGTGACTCATGCAGACTTTTTAAGATCATTAGCATATTCACGCAATTCTTCTTGAACTGCTGGTGTTAAAGCAAAAAATGCTTCTTTAAGTTTACCTTCTTTACTAGCATCTAACAGTTTGTTTTTAGCAACTGTTAAAGCAGCTTCAGTAACCACTTCTTTAACTGGATTGTTTTGCTGGTGAATAGCATTAACAACTTCATTAGCTGAAGCAAACTCAGTACCACCAATACCAAGACAAGCCAAAGCCCTGCCGATAGCAGAAGTTTCACAATTTTCCACATAAGAAGTGCCATTAATCTGACTTGCTTTACGAAACTCTTGTGCATGGCCAGTAGCAAATACATGATTTTCTCCATTGTCTTTATGTTGGCCAACATAAGCTTTAATAATACATTGGTCATCATCAATCTTTACAATCTCAGTAGTAAGAAAGTATGTAGGGAATTTATCTCTAAACTCCGCAACTCTAAGAGCTACTGTTTTATATTCTTTACCTTTGATATTTACGATTCCGTTACTCATTCACATTCTCCTTTACATTTGCCGCAGCAGATTCTAGCATTTCCAGTTCTTGCATCACTTGTTGGTAAAACATCAGTTGATCCATATTTTATATCCATCCTATCGTTATGTTCTTTTAAATCTTGGTTGATTAATTGTAACTGTTTTAGTATTTCTGATACAGGTCTTAACATATAATTCTCCAGGCAAAGTATGCTACAAACACAATCATAAAGCAAACAATATATTTAGTCATCATGTTTCTCCTGCTGATCTAATAAATGCTCAGCTAACTGTTCTTGTTGTTCAAGACGTTCCATATCGTCTAAATAAGCATCAGGATCTAAATGACGTTCCATTATATAGCTCCTTCTATTTTACCAATTACATATAAACATAAAGCTACCCAACACCAAAACGCTATTGCTGTTACGATCATTGTCTTTATACTCATGTTATTCTCCAAGGGTTAAATGTTGCAAATACGACTGTATATAGCCTATATAGCCATGTCAAGCATTATTTAACAAAATGTTAGTAATAAATTAGTTTGCTTCTAGTAATTGTTTGTGGTAATGTTTTTCACATGGAAATCTTACGCTTTGTAATATTAGACGAATTTGATGGAAAACCGCTTAGAGCCTTTAGTAATAAGGCATCTGCTAAATGGTTTCTTGAGAATAGACCTAATTGTAAGCTCCATATTTTGCCTAGGCCGCTTAAAGCAAAAGTTGTGCCAATGTCAGAACTTTACGAAGAATGTTTATTTTAAGGACAAATATGATTGATTTAAAACATGGTGATTGTTTAGATGTAATGAACCAGTTGATAAATGATGGTGTTAAAGTTGATACAATTATTACTAGTCCACCATATAATAAAGCTGGATATTTAGGTAAAATTATGACTCCAAGCAGTAAAGACTCTTGGAAAAATAGAAGAAACATTGATTATGATGGTAACCCTATGAATGATTTTATGGATGAAAATAAATATCAAGAATGGCAAATAGAGTTTTTAAATAAATGCTATGATTTATTAAATGATGACGGAAGTGTTTTTTATAATCATAAAGTAAGAGTTGCTAATCATAAAGCAAGTCATCCAATAGAATGGATATTAAAATCTAAATTAATTTTTAGACAACAAATTACATGGGATAGAAAAGCATCACCCACAGTTGCACCAATAAGATATTTACCTAATACAGAACTTATATTTTGGTTAACTAAAAAACAAATACAACCTAAATTTAATAGACAAAAAGATTTAAAACATAAAGGGGAAGTTTGGGATATTCAACCAAGTAAAGGTGAACCACATCCAGCTACATTTCCAATAGAACTTGTAGAAAACATATTACCTAATTTAGATAAAAATGCTTTAATTTTAGATCCATTTATGGGTATAGGAACAACAGGATTGGCTTGCAAAAAACACAATATGAATTTTATTGGCATAGAAAAATCAGAAAATTATTTTAACATTGCACAGGAGAGAATAAATGCTCAAAATTAAGAACTGGGAGAAGTTTAATTTATACAATGCGAAAAACCCACGCTATCAAAAAAAGATGACCTGGTTCAAATTTTATGGTACAGATTACATAAATAATATTGAAATTCACAAGTTGAGTTTTGAACAAAAAGCTATTTTAGTCGAATTATGGTGTCTTGGATCAGAAAGTGACGGAGTGTTACCAGAGAACTTTGAAATTGCTTTTAGATTACATTATCCTATTGAATTTATTGAGAAATTGGTTGGTGAGTTACTTACTAGAGGTTGGCTAGAGGAAAACTACACAAATGTTAGGATAGAGAAGATAAGAGAAGATAAGATAAGAGAAGATATTGTGTTGGATAAATTTAATGAATTTTGGAAAACGTATCCAGTCAGTAATCGTAAAGTCAATAAATCTGGATGTATGAAATTATGGCAATCTCAGAATCTTGAACCAATAGGTGACAAAATTATCAATCATGTTAAAATGATGGCTGATACGGATTGGAAAAAAGACAACGGACAATACATACCTATGCCAGCTACATACTTACGACAAGAAAGATATACAGCATCTGCCGAGCCTAAACGTAAAGTTTGGGAAGGTGGGGTATGAACCTAGGCGAAGTTATTGATAGACTTACAATAAGTCAAGCAGATGTACAAGAGTTTTACAATGACGGATATGGTCAAGCTGAGTTTAAGGTAAAATCAACTGATTTGTTTTCAAATGATCTTGTAAAGTACTTTGGAGAAGAAATACATGCAGGTAAGTCACTTGGATGGTCAAAAACAGAAGAAAAGTTTAGAATACGTCATAGTGAATTAACAATTATTACTGGGGTATCTGGCCATGGAAAAAGTCTCTGGCTTTCACAAGTCATATTATCTTTACTTAAACAAAAAACTAAATGTTTAATTGCAAGCCTTGAGATGCGCCCTGTATTAAGTTTGAGTAGGCTATTGACTCAGGCATTAGGTTCACCAGAGCCAACAGATGATTATATACGAAAATTTTGTGATAGAGCTAAAGATCTTTACATATACGATCAGATGGGAGTTACAACATCTAAAGATATGTTTGCTACATTATTTTACTCTAAACATGTCCTCGGAGTTTCAGTAGTCGTGATAGATAGTTTAATGAAAATAAGCGATATATCAGAAGAATCTTTAGAAGCACAAAAATTATTTACTGATCGTTTAGCTGTTATTGCAAGGGATCTTGAACTGTCAATTTTTTTAGTGGCTCACACTCGTAAAATGAAATCAGAGGATGAAATTCCAGACGCTACTAACATTATGGGTAGCTCTCATATTCGTAACCTTTGTGATAACATTATTTGTGTTTGGAGAAATCGTGCAAAAGAAAAACTTGTTGAAGAAGGAAAAACAGCACCAGAGGAACTTAGAATTATTCCTGATGCAAAGGTGTTTGTACAGAAGCAGAGAAACGCACAATGGGAAGGTAGTTTTAACTTTTGGTTTGATCCTAAAGGATTACGATACAAGGAAAGTCCATGAAGTATGAAACTACAGCCTGGTATAAGTATTTAGATTTAGATGAGGAAGGAAACTTAAAATCTCCTACACATTGGAAAGTAACATTACCTAACGGAATAGTTTATAAAAGCAAAGGATACGATAATGCTGAAGTGGAATTTAACAAAAGACAACCTAGCCAATCTAACTACAAAATTAAGATCACTTGATTGGACTAAGCATTGGCGTGTTACTGTAGTTGAAGCAAAAGCTAACAGAAGCCTAGAACAAAATTTACGTCTGTGGGAATTGTATACAAGCATTGGCAATCATTTAGGTATTGAAAAAGACAAGATCCATGATCTTATGGGATATAAATTTTTAAGATATCAAACAGAAATTGCTGGTATGCCTGTAGAGCTAGTAAAGTCTACGACAAAGCTTGATACTCAGGCTATGTCAGAATATCAGCACCAGGTAGAAATCTGGGCGCAAACTATGGGGTGGGAGTGGGATTTATGAACTATAGAAACCCTAAACTACTTAAACTAGCAGATGGCGCACCATGTATGATGTGTTCTATGCAAGACGGAACTGTAGTGGCCGCACATAGTAATCAATTAAGAGACAACAAAGGCACTGGCGTAAAAGCCCATGACCACCGTATAGCGTTCCTATGTCATCAATGCCACCACATGATAGATAATGACAAATCATTAGATAAACATGATAGAATAGCAGCATGGGAAGAAGCACACAGAAAAACTATAGGTTGGTTATTTACTAATAACCATTTGGGGGTAAAATGAAATATTTAGTAGGTATCATAGGTATATGCTTTTTACCTTTTGCAATAGTCTTTGTAGCTTTTGAAGCAGCTTGTGTTTATATTGTTAATTCTTGTAACGAGGAATAATTATGGCAGATAAAAACCCTATCACAGGTGATTTATTACAATCACGCATGAATAGTAAAGAATTTGAAGCAAACTTTGATCGTATCTTTAGACAACGCATCAACGACCAAAAACTTAATAATAATGATTTAGCAGAATATGAGCTTAATAAGTCCACCGGAGAAATTCAGAAAGTAGACAATGGCAACAAGCCCAACACAGTTAAGCCTTAAAAAGTTACGAGACGAAGGATACACAGTTGCTATAGTAGAACATTGGAACGCATTTGCAAGAATACGCCAGGATTTATTTGGGTTTATAGATATACTAGCCCTAAAAGGTAAAGAAGTATTAGCAGTGCAAACAACCACAGCAAGTAACATGTCAGCAAGAGTTAATAAAATAGCCAATAATGAATATATAGGTGCAGTTCGTGATGCTGGATGGACTATTCATGTACATGGATGGCATCAAGACGATAAAAAGAAATGGCATTGCAAAGTTAAGGATGTCAGTTGAAATTTCAATCAGAACAGTATTACCACCAATACAAAGATGCAGTAATGGAAACAATAGGCGAGGATAAGATAACTTGCCAAGATATGGCTTTAAAGCTTAACGTGCATTACAATCGTATTAAATGGGTTATGTATCGTCTTAGAAATGAAGATCATTTAGTGTCTTATACATTTAATGACACTACCTATTATCACAAACCTAAGCCACATCCATTACAAAACATATTTGGCCATGAAGTAAAGTTTACAGACGATCAAATTAAATCATCACAAGTTTATAGTGAAAAAGACGCTAAACATAATGCAAGACACAATCATACGCAAGATTCATTTTATAGTAGCTCAATTGCAGGAGAAGGGGTTAAAATAGGAACATGACGCAAGAAGATATTATTGCTATATACAAAAAAGTATTTCCTACAGGTTATGAGCCAATTAGCGTAGATCGCATGGTACAGTTTGCTAGGTTAGTAGAAGAAAAGGTTAAGAATGCTTAGTATGGATCGTTTATTATGCATATGTGAGGACTGGGCCTTATACATGAAGTCACATGATAGCCATAAACTAGGTTTCCCCAAAAAGTCAATAGGTTTTATTTCAGGTGGCGAATCAACAGCAGACGCCTTTTTAGAAATGGTATCAGCTCAAGACTTAAAAAACGTACATACAATTGACAGTATCATTCATTCATTACCCAAGGAACAACAGGAAGCTATCTACACACGCTTTTTAAAGACTAGGAAGCCATTTGCCTATGAATTTAAGTTAGAGCTTGCTTTTGATAACCTTTTAACAATGGCAGGCAAACGTATAAATGCTTAGTTTGTTGCATGGTGATTGTTTAGAGTTAATGAAACAATTGCCTAAAGATCATATAGATTTAACTGTGACTAGCCCACCTTATGACAATCTTAGAACATACAATGGATTTACATTTGACTTTGAAGGTATAGCAAAAGAATTATATCGCATTACTAAAGAAGGTGGTGTAATTGTATGGGTGGTAGGTGATGCTACAATAAATGGCAGTGAAAGTGGCACATCATTTAAACAAGCATTATATTTTAAAGAAATTGGATTTAATTTACACGATACAATGATTTATCAAAAAGGTTCTTTTGCACCAACATTTCCTAAAACAAAACGATATCAAAATGCTTTTGAATATATGTTTATATTAAGCAAAGGAACACCTAAAACATTTAATGGCATACAAAGAGATAAAAGCCCTAATTCAATTTATACAAGAAAAAGCAAATCATCATTTAGACAAGCAGATGGTAGTTTTGTTTACAACGAACAAATAGATACTAGCAAAACAACAACCATTGAATTAAATTTATGGAAAATTGATTGTGGCTATATGAAATCTACTAAAGATAAAGAAGCATATCAACATTCAGCTATATTTCCAGAAAAATTAGCATATAACCATATTATTACTTGGAGCAATCAAAATGATCTTGTATTTGATCCTTTTTTGGGTAGTGGCACAACAGGTAAAATAGCCAAACAATTAAAAAGGAACTTTATTGGCATGGAAATATCTAAAGAGTATATGGATATAGCTCAAAACAGAATAAATAATACACAAGCATAGTCAGTTTTGATATAATCGCAGTTGTGGGAGAATTGTATCTATTGCTTTCACATAAGCTCACTTAAAACGTGGGCTTTTTTTATTTGTATCGCAAAAACAATCAAAAATGCAACACAAAACACAAAAA